ATTTGTATCTGCAGGGGCTGTTAAAAGTGTGGGCGATTTATTTCAAGAAGTTAATTCTGTCGCTCAACTCGCTGGTTATGATAGTAGTAGAATTACTCCAAAAACCGAATTAGATATTTTAACTAAAAAAATAAATGGAGAATTCAGAGTAGGGGCAAATGGAGATCGCCCTTCTGGTGTTCGTGCAGGTTATATGTTATTAAAATCTATTTCGGGTATCAACGATAAAGCTATGGCCGGCTATTTTTCAACCGGTGTTGGACCATTCGCTATTCGCGGTGACATCCCCACAGATTTTTCTTTAAAAACAGGCGTTGCTGCTAGCTCCCCAACAAAGGCTGTTGCATTACCAAAAGCACTATCGAAGGCTGCTACTTCTAGTTCACTACCAAAACGTAGTTATAAAGATTGGGATCAATATAAAGTGAAAGATTTAAAGGATATTATTAGAGAACGAAATGAGCTTCAAGGTAAAAATCTTTCATTGAGTGGAAATAAGCCTGAATTAATAGATACTCTTATGCGCGATGATGGTACTATTAGTGGAGGAACACGAAAGAATTTGAATACTCACCTGAATAAAACTCGTAAATACATGAAAAATCGTGTATAATTTAAATATATAGAAATGTCAACAGCAATACAAATAGAAATACCTAGTGATATAGATTCAAATATTCATATCTCAAAAAAGCAATTTAAAAAAATGATATTTATAATGAACGCATTAGATCAGGGGTGGTCAGTAAAAAAATCAAACGATTCATATATTTTTACAAAGAAACATATCAATCGTAGAGAAATATTTCAAGAGAATTATTTAGAAGATTTTTTGATATCTAATTTTTCTACGGATTTACTTGAAATTCCCAAAAAAACAAATTAGCTATTTTACGAATATATGTAATTTTAATTACATATAAAGATATCTCTACAAAATTTAGGAGATTTTGTTGTTTACTAGTTTACTATACTATTTTTTAACGGATAGAATTATTTTTTCTGAAGTAATTATGTAGTATCTTTAAGAATAATTCAATAGTTGGGTGTATTGAATTATTAATTAATTATAATTTCCCCGAAATTATTTTCTTTGTGAATATTATAAGGAAAATCTTCCAAAATGGCTGGTGGTTTGATGCAATTAGTCGCTTATGGCGCACAAGACGTGTTCCTCACAGGAACTCCCGAGATCACTTTCTGGAAGGTGTCATACAGACGCCACACAAACTTTGCTATGGAATCTATTGAGCAAACATTCTCTGGCCAAGCCGATTTCGGCCGCCGTGTTACATGCACAATCTCCCGTAACGGAGATCTTGCTTACCGCACATACCTCCAAGTAACACTCCCCGAGATCAACCAATCCTTAAACAATGGAAGCGGTGTCTATGCCCGTTGGTTAGATTTCATCGGTGAGCAACTCATCGCCCAAGTTGAGGTCGAGATTGGTGGCCAACGCATTGACCGCCAATACGGTGACTGGCTCCACATCTGGAACCAACTCACCCTCTCTGCTGAGCAACAACGCGGATACTTCAAGCTCATTGGTAACACCACCCAACTCACATACATCACAGACCCTGGATTCGCGGATGTTTCTGGACCCTGTGCTTCTGCCAGTGGCCCCAACCAAGTTTGCGCTCCCCGCAACACACTCCCCGAAACAACTCTCTACATTCCCCTTCAATTCTGGTTCAACCGCAACCCTGGCCTTGCCCTCCCCCTTATTGCCCTCCAATACCACGAGGTCAAGATCAACCTTGACATTCGCCCCATCGGTGAGTGCCTCTGGGCTGTTACCACACTCTCTGGCTCATCCGGAACACAATCCGTTTCTGCTGCCTACCAACAATCCCTTGTTGCTGCCTCCCTCTACGTTGACTATATTTTCCTCGACACTGATGAGCGCCGCAAGATGGCCCAAAACCCCCACGAGTACCTCTTCGAGCAAGTCCAATTCACTGGTGACGAGTCCGTAGGATCCTCCTCCAACAAGATCAAGCTCAACTTCAACCACCCTTGCAAGGAGCTTATCTGGGTTGTCCAACCTGATGCCAATGTTGACTACTGCTCATCCCTCGATGCCGCCGGTGTCCTCTACCGCACACTCGGTGCCCAACCCTTCAACTACACTGACTCCATCGATGCCCTCCCCAACGCCATCCATGCCTTCGGTGGACCCGCCTCAGTTGAGTCAAATGAGGGTTTCATCAACGCCTCCGGCCTTTTCCAAATGCCCGGCGCTCTTGAGGCCTCTGGACTTCCCTCAGCCGGAAGCCAATGGGGATCTGTCCCATTCGGTGATGGTGCCAACGCCCAAGGATCCCTCGTATCCGATGCTGGCACATTCGTCCTTGCCGAAACCGCTTTGGACATGCACTGTTGGGGCGAGAACCCCGTCGTAACTGCCAAGCTCCAACTCAACGGCCAAGACCGTTTCTCTGAGCGTGAGGGCAGCTACTTCGACGTTGTTCAACCCTTCCAACACCACACCCGTGCCCCTGACACAGGTATCAACGTATACTCCTTCGCCCTCCGCCCTGAGGAACACCAACCCTCTGGCAGCTGCAACTTCTCTCGCATTGATAACGCTGTTCTCCAACTCGTTCTCTCCAGCCCCACAGTTGCCGGTGTTGCCACCGCCAAGGTCCGTGTATACGCTGTTAACTACAACGTCCTCCGTGTCATGAGTGGCATGGCTGGTGTTGCTTACTCCAACTAAACGTACTGCATTTATGCAGTCGTATATATTTTTTATTAAAAATCCTATAAAAAATTAATATAAGAAGTTATTTCTTATATTAATCGTAAAAGTCTTTGCTCAGGAGTTTGCCGGAGCAAATAAATACTCTATTATGATAAGATATCTGGTTCAGCCCAGCATCAAGCATATTAAATTCTTGAATATAATAATTTATGTTTTTTTACCACTCTATCATGGTAAAGAATCTTGCTCAACCTCAACCTTAAGGTTGAGCAAGATTTTGGTAATATTGCTATTTCTCATCTTCTTCATTGCCAGTTTTTACAATCATTTTAGTACCCTTGCAATTCTTTTCATAAATTTCCATAGCTAAATTACAATTCTGTTTACGTATTCCTTCGATCGCACTACATTTTGTATCATTGATATCTTTACTGCATTTTATAAATTCTTCGCAAGAATTAATATAGATTTGTTTGATTTTCTCACAATCCATTATACTAAATCACTATACTATTTTTCCTATTATTGAACATAAACGGGTTATTTATTCAAACACTTATTTTGCTTATTGTAATAATTTACATACATAAACTGCAAAAACATTCCAATCAAACAAGCAATATATAAATCAAATACAATAATAACTCGTTGGTTCACCAAGGATTCCCTATTATAATAAAACCACGGCAAAGAAAAAAATCCGAATGCTAATTGTCCTACCTGCGCACTAGTAATATAAACTTTGTATTTATTTATGAGTGGTCGAATACAGTGATGTAAGGATAAAAAATAATATCCATACATCACTGTATGTATTCCGGAATTAATCAAGGATGCGAAATAAACACCCTCGAATTCATAAATATATCCTAAGTGCCATACAAAAGTTGCACCGATATGATGAAATTTCTGTAAAAATATGGGTTGCTTTCTCTTAGCATACAAAATCATAGTATCCACATATTCATAGTATTTTGATAAATAAAACCAAAAAAGTATCCATCGTATACCTGGACTGTTAAAATAAAACCCATGTTCCGAAGATACACCTTTTTCTATTAAAACTTTAAATAAATTTACGAAAGTGTATAAACTAAATAAACATAATCCATAATTGTGTAGAAGAGAGAACCTATATACATAATAAGGATGTATTTTTTCAAAAGTTTTCTTTGGCAAGGTTAAATATTGGCATGTTGCTAATATGGGTAACGTAAGATGCAACATTTTATATATTTACCGGTGTTTTATTTATATTAATTTTATCGTAAAACTGCATAAAAACGAATTTATGAAATAAGTAAAAGATGTCCTTAAATGTATCAACATTAAATACACAAAATGATTTATTAATGAAGAATCTAATGGATTTTTATAAAGATAAAGATAATCTTAAAAAGATGATGCACATCATTAATGGAGAATCAAAAATATCCTTACGAATTGTAGATTGGTTCGTTACTAATTTCGCAAAGAAATATTATACTGTTTATGAATTACCATCCAAAACCACGGGTGATGTACAACGGTTCAAGGTATATAACGATTATAAGTTAAAACTCAAGGCATACAGTAAACGTCGGTTTGATCCTTTTTGTAGATGGGAACGTATTTCGATACCTTATGATGACGAAAAAATAATGGAAACCACGATTGGACAGTTAAATTTCTTTAAATGGGCAATAGAAAATAAAATTGTAGACTATATTGAGTCAAATTATACAGATATTGAAAATGATATGAATCATAGAAATAGCACATCGAAACGTCGTAGTCCTACAGAAACCGAATCTGATAACTCAGTAGATAATAGTAAAACACGTAAGAAACGTGAAGAATTATCGGTTTCTGCATGTAAATGTATTAAAAAAGAAACCGTGAAAATTATTGTGAAATTCAATTGAATAGAACATTGGTTTCGTTCCTTCTCCCTTCTAAACCTTGCGTTTTTAATCCCGTAGACCTTTTCCTGGATTACCAGGTTTATAATTTTTATATGTTTTATTTGCTCTTTCAACTACATCATATCCTACACGTACTGGTAGAATCAAAACTTCAGATACTATCAAAACCCCGTACCACAAATAATCGCCAGCATTCATCATTTTGTTGTTATGTAAAAAGTTACATAACAACCTAAAACAATCAATTTTTTACCAATTGTTATATTCTCTCTCATGATTTACTGCTTCTTTTATATATCTAGAAATCTGCTTCAACCATACATTTCCCTGATCCGAAGAATCTTGTGGGTCATAGGTAACATTTTGATTTGTCTTGATTCGAAGTGCATAAGGTTCATTATCAAGCCAATCATCATGATACTTCTTACACTTTTGCAAGTATTCCAAACTAATCCCACCCTCACCTTGTCTACTACGTTTCGCAACACGTTCCTTACAAACCTCAGCATCAGCATCAATATAGACTATACCATTTAATCCAATATCATCTGAAAATTCCTTATAAAATTTTTGATAAATCTGGTAACAAACATCATCGATCTTCCCATCATCGTACAACATCTTCGCAAAAATCCGTTTATCCGCAGCTAATGAACGCTCAACGATTATTGCCGAATAATGACCCGACCCTGTTTTGATAGCATTGCGAACCATAGATAATCTTGACGCATATGCCATAACTTGAAACGCAAACGCATATTTATCGGGGTTCGCATAAAACTTTTGTAGAATATTTTCACCTGTCTTTTGGTCTTTAATCTCTTCCCAAACATCCAATGGCTCTCTCAAGAACAATACAGACTTATCGTGTTCGTAGTATTTTTCTAGATTTTCAATAATTGTGGTTTTTCCAGAACCAATATTTCCTTCGATAGAAATAATAACAGGT